CGTCGATTTTGCTTAGGTAGTCAGCAGCGTTACCAAGAGATGAAGCTTGGTTGTTTAGTTCTACGTAACCGTAACGTGTCATGAACGATACAGTTGGTTCGAATGTAGCTGGGTCTAGTACTGTGCCAGAAGACATTAGTGGTACGTATGGGCAGTAGAAAGCAGCTGCGTCCATTTCACCGTCGCCTTTGTAACCAACTAGGATTGGGCTAGAATCTGAAGCGTACTGGTTAACAAACACTTTCATTGTGTTGTTTAGTGTACCAACGAATTTAGTGTTAGTTGGTGCTTCGAATGGGCCTTCAGTAGTACGAGCGAATGCAGAAGTTGTTGCAGACTGTAGTACTGTTAGGATAGTTGGAGAAACAACTGCCCAGTTACCAGCGCCACGACGAGTACGTGCAGCGATTAGGTTAGCAGAACGGTTGATTAGAACAGCTAGAGCAGCGTGTTGGTCACCAACGAAAGTAGCTTGACCGCTTACAGAACCTTGGTCGTAAGTGTCAGTAGCTGTACCTGCTAGAACGTTTAGAGAGTTTAGGATCTCTTGGTCGATTTCAGCAGTGATTTCTTGAGCTAGAGCTTGCATGATTTCAGCTTCAACGTCTAGACCGTGCATTGAGTTTGCATCTTGTGCAGCTTCAAAAGTCCAACGTGCGCTTAGTTTGCGTGTTTTAGCTTCAACAGTTTGTTTTAGTACTTGAATGCTTAGACGACGACCAGCTTCAGCTTCCATAGAAGATGTAGAAGCAGCTTTACCAGTTGCAGCATCACCAGCGTAGCCAGCAGCAATTGCGAATGGAGAAAGAGCTTCGTCACCAGCAGAAACGCCTGCAGCAGTTTCAGAGTAACGTACACGTAGAGTGTGGATTTGGCCAACTGGACCAGTCATTGGTTGTACACCAACTAGTTCGTTAGCAATAACAGTAGGCATTACACGGCGGATTACCGGTAGGATTACTTTGTTTAGTGTTGCGATGTTGCCTGACATTGTTGAGCCAGTTGCAGCAGATTCTGAAAGGTACTGTTTAGTGTTCTCAAGAACAGACTCCATTACTACCTTTTTGTTGCCGCGAAGACCATCAGTTAGAGCTTCTTTAGTTACGCTCCAGTTTTCAAATAGGTTCTGTGACATTTTGGTATACTCCTTATTGTTTAATGATACCAGCTAATTTACGAAGGTTAATAATTTCAGCTTCACTTTCAGAGTCCTGTGTGTGAGCCTTGTTACCCGTAACCTCGCTTACGCGAGCTTCGTTTAATTGTTTAGTTTGTTGTGATTTCTGAGTACCAGTTGATTCGTTTAGAACAGTTGGTAGGTACTTGTTGAATGTAACTTCTAGTTTGTTAGTTGCTACAGACTCAAGTAGATTACTCATTAGATCACGTTTATCTTTAGCTAATGGACTTAGTAGAGAAGCAAGTTTTTCGTTACGTGCCGTCGCTTCTGCGATTCTACGTGCTTTCTTCTCTGAAGCCTCAATTAGTTGTTCTTTTTCAGCAATTACTTGTTGCGATTCTTTTAGTTGCTCTTTCACGTCAAGTAGCTGCTGTGAAAGTTTAGAAACTTGTGTGCCTTCAGCTAGGTGAGAACCCATGAATTCAGCTGCAAATGTTTCAAAGATCTTACGACCAAACATATTTTCTTTTGCAACTTGAATATCTTCTTTAAGCATTGTAAGCTCGCCAGTAATTGTAGATTCTACAATGTTAGCAAGTTTAGCAGATGCTTTAGAGATGAATTCTTTCTTAGCTTCAGCAATCATTTCTTTACCTTCTTTCACTAGACGAACTTTTTCTGCAAGCAGTTCTTGTTTGTCTTGGTGGAATTCGTTAAGTTCAGTAGCTAGTTGCTCCATTACGAAACCTTCTAGCTTGTTGAAATTGCTTTCTTGTAGCTTACGGTCGTTACGTAATTCAGTAACTTCGCCTTTTAGTGATTCCATTACAAATTGGTCTAGCAGTGCAGCATGTTCAGCAATTTGCTTCTCATACTTAACTTTAGCTTCTACAACAGCTTTTTTGTCTGCTGCAAATTCTGCTAGTTCTGCACGAATAGTATCGCCTAGCATTGCATCTAGAGCTTCAACCATTTGCTCTTTGTCACTTTCGTAACGGTTAGCAAATTCTTCGCGTAGTTCCGCTGTAATTTCTTCACGTGCTTCAGAAAGTTTTGCTTCCCACGCTTCTGAAAGCGTAGTGCGTACTTCTTCTGAAAGCATTTCTGAACTTAGGAGTTGTTCGATTGCATGAGCCATTATTTTCTCCTAATGTCTAGGTTTTTAATAAGTTTAAGTACTTCTTCTTGTAAGTACTTCTCAGCCTTAGCATCATGATTGACTGCTTGTGCTACGTCCATTAGAACGTTTGCACGATTGCCACGCATGATTTGCTCGTATAATGGATCAGGAAATGCATCTGGTGCGCTTGGGTTAGCAACTATATCAACAGTAATAATTTCAAAGTCACTAACATAACCGCGATCATCTACGTTGCCTGAGCCACGTGAACTAACGCCGATCTTACACCCACTCTCGATAAGGGTTTTACAAATATTTCCCATTGGAGTAGGTAGGATTTTAAGTTTGCCGTAACCATCGCTACCGTTCATCCACATATTTTCAATCACGTGCGATACACGGTCAAGATTAATGTTTAGATCATCGGGATGGTCCGCTTCGCCTAATACGGATACACCAGAGCGTATTCTTTCCTCAATTGATTTTACTGCTTTAGTAATTTCGTTTACAGGATAGATACGCTGATTCTGGTTGCGTTTATCACCTTGAACAAAGATACCTTCCATGAACAGGCTTTTATTACCGTTTTCGTCTTTCGCTTCGGTAACCATTTGCGCTTGGTTGTAGGTAAGTTGTTCTCTTAGTGTACGCATCTTACTTCTTAGGACCTGGTGCTTTGTTAATTAGAGAATCAGTTTTTGGAGCTTCAGGTTTTGCACCTTTCTTCTCTGCACCGTG